TTGCAAAGACAGGCTATGTTACAAACACAGCAAAAACAAGCAGAGCGTGATAGACTTAACCAACAATTAAATGCTGCTATTGATAATTCCAATATTTCTGAAACACAAAAAACATTTATAAAAGCCATGGGCGTAAAAGAAAAATATGATGCTTTATATGGACAAAAAGCACCCAAACGAGAATATACGGAAGATGTTATGGGTGTAAAAAGATATATTGACACAGAAGAAAGAGTTTTTCCTAACATTCAAATACCAGAAGATAAATCAGACGATACAGAGTTTGAAAGAATCAAAGTTTCTTATAACAAGCTAATGAACATACCTGTTGAGGGAAGAAGTAAAGAAGATTTAAGAAATATAGCTATATATGAAAATAAATTATTTGGTCAGCCTAGGGTAATACCTTTTTATGATAGTCAAGGAAAGGTTGTGGAGAGTATTACAAGCAAAGATTTGATATTAAATCCAAATATTATTAAAGAAAAAGAAGATCAAGGACTATTTACTGTAGGTCAAAGCCCTAGCACAACGCCAACAGGCGCTAAATCTGTTATGACATCAATAAGAGAAGATTATCTTGGTGCTAAATCACAAATAGACACTATTAATGATTTAGGATTTATTATAGAACAAAATAAAGATGCATTTACTTTGGCAGGTGGATTAGCTAATTTTGTTAATAGTACAAAATATCAAATACAAAGCGCAGAAAGATTGGCTAATTTAGACAAATTACAACAAAACGAAAAAGAATTTACAGAATTAGATAATATGCTGGATTCTAAATATGGAGATATTTTAGACAAAATTTCACAAGATAGAGCTGTAGCTAAATCAATTTTTTTAAGATTAGCTTATGGTACTGCTAAAGAAATTGATCCTAGTGGAAGATTGTCTGATAATGATGTCAAGATTGCTATGGATATTATTGGTAATTTAGGTGCAAATTACAAAGCTAACTTAGCAACATTAGAAAGTTTAGCTAATAGAACAAAAAGAGAATATGCCGACAAATATAAAGTAAGAATTGGTAGTGTTGGTGATGAAGATTTACAAGAAGCAAATAAATATGAAACTATACCTGAATTTCTTGGAGGAAAAGATTGGAGACAATCAGTTCTAACAACAGGCACAATGAGCCTTGAAGACAGGCTTAATAAACCCATTTACCAATAAAAAATGGCAACATTAGCACAATTAGAAGAGGCATTTGTTAAAGCAGACGAAGCTGGTAACTTTGAAGATGCAAAAGCGTTTGCTGATGAAATAAAAAGATTGCGAGCAGAGCAACAAGCACTTGAAAGTTTAGAAACTGGTTTAAAAGAAGAAAGAAAGCAAACTAGAAGAGAAAGAATAAAAAATATAGCAGATATCCCAATAAGTCTTGCAAAAGGTACTGCTCTTGGAACTGTTGGTCTTGCTTCAATTCCATCAATGATACAACAAGGACAGGAATATTTATTTTCTAAGGTTCCTTATGGAGAGCAGGCACAACAAATTATGTCTGCTACGCCTTTTGCTAAACCACTATCTACACCAAGTATGGAACAACTTATGGGTTTATTAGAGTCTATACCTGGAGTAAAATATTTAACTAGATATGACCCTAAAACTCTTGTAGGTGAATATGCACAAACAGCTGGTGAATTTATTGGGCCGTCTGCTATTGCAGCAGGAGTAAAAAAAAGCCCACAAATGCTTAAAACCGCTGGTATTCTTGGCGGTATAGGTGCAGGAGTACAAGAAACACAAGAACAAATTGGACTTTCACCGATAGCGGCAACGCCTTTAACACTTTTAACCACTTTACTTGGTGGTTATGCCATGGGACCTAGTAAAGCCTCTACCTACGCCCAACAAGCCTTAAAGGGTGTCAGCGATGATGAATTAAAATTAGCCGCTGCTCTTGAAAAACAGGCTAATGATCTTGGTTTAAGCATTACGGCAGCTGAGCTTATTGATAATAAAATTATAAATTCTTTAGGCAGCATTGTGTATGGAAGCAAAGAGGGTGGGAAAATTATGTATGATTATCTTAAAAACAGACCTCAAGAGGTTGAAAAAATTGCAACAAAGTTAATGGACGTAATGATAGAAAACCCACAAAGTATAAGAGAAATTTATAAAAAGGTTGGAACTACAGCTGATAAAGCATTAACTAAAGCGAAAATAGATAGAACAGAAGCAGCACAAGATGCTGGATATGGTGTTGCAAATACAGAATCAATACAGCCAAATAATGTATTAAATATTATAAAACAAATAGATGAACAAATAGAAAACCTACCAAGAGGAAATCCTACTGTTATAAAATTAAACACAATGAAAAAGAGATTAATTAAAAAAATAGAGTATGAAACAACTGTTGATCCTGTTACTGGTAATGAAACTGTGAGAAAAATTATAATACCACAAACTAATATAAAAAATCTTGATACTACTTTAAAAGAATTTAAAGGTTATGTTGATAATTCAAGAACAGTCAGTCCTGACGCAAAAATGAAAAAAAATTATATTAATGAAAATGATAGATTATATTTTACAAACAGCGATAAAGATGGCGTGTTAGATAATCTTGATTTACAACTAAGAACTAATAAAAATTACAATGCTGGTAAAAACAAATATGAACAAGTATCTAACGAATTAGTTGATGTTGTATATATGCACACAAAAGAATTACAAAAGAAAAATATAACCCCAACAACAATAACTGGATTTATTGCAAATCCAAAAGCTGCTAGTAAATTTGATATAGAACAAACCTATAAAATATTAAACAGCCAAGATCCTGATGTTTTTCCAAATATTGTAAGATTATATATACAAGATGCAGCAACCAATGCTTTTAAATTACAACCAACGGGGCAATCTTTAAAATCAGGTTTTAATTTGTATAACAACTTAGCTGGAAAAAACAAACAAAATTTTGATGAAATGCTTAAAGGAGTTGCTGAATCTTACGGCGTTGATAAAAAAACTTTACTATTAGGAATGGATAAATTTGATAAAATTTTAGAAAGAATGGCCAAAATTGCAAACATAGATAATCCATCTTTTCCACCAGATAAATTTAATTTAACGCGAGAGGCCGCCCAAATTGGTTCTTTTATGTGGCAAGTAAAATTTGCTGGTAAATATGGTCAATATGTTAATAATAAAACTATGAAAGAATTAGCAAATGTTTTAACTAAAAAAGAATCAGTAAATGCATTAATAGAACTTGCAAAAACAAATCCAGCATCCAAAGATGCTACTATTTTAATAACCAGAATAATTGCTGGTTTTAACCCTATCATGGATGCACAAAGAGAACAATATCTACAATCTTTTTCTCAGCCTCAAATTTCAATAAGTCCTACAGCCCAATAAATTCATGCCACGCCAAGCGGAAAGAATTAGCCGAAAAACTAACCAATAGTTACTTCAATACTATATTTACCTAAGTTTTCGCCTTGTTGATCTACGCCGTAAACCATTTCTAGTTCTAAATCTATAAAGTGTTTGGCTTTCATAAGATCCTTAATCCTATCTTCTTTACCGCCTTTATCTCTAGTTATATATTTAAGTGTGCTACCTAAGTTGTAACTTAGTTTATTTGCATATATATATTCTATTGGCTGTATGGTATGCTGCTTATAATGGGATCCGTCCACCTGATTATTGGTAGCAAGTCTATCTATTGATTGATCCCATTCTTCATTAATAATTTTTTTCATTTTTTTCTCCACTTTAAGTAATATTATGCTATATTAACACTTAAATATAAAAAAAGGGAAAATTATGGAAATATTTGAATCTGATGACAAAATTAATTTTGACATTTCCAAGACTATAGATGCGGGCGAACTAGCAAAACGCTGGGGCGTTACAAAAAAATCTATAGACAATAGACGACACAGAGGGCAAGGACCAAACTATTTTAAAATAGGTGGTAAGATTAGATATGATCTTAAAGATGTCGTTAAAATGGAAGAAGATTCTTATAGATCCGTAGATGGCACACGCATTACTTAGTCCAAGCGCAGCAAAGATCTGGATGTCATGTCCAGGTATGCCTAAACTTGCGCAGAATGTAGAATATAAGGTGGGCGTGCCAGCCGCAACAGGTACATTGATACATGAAATGGTAGAAACATTATTAAAAGGGAGATTGCAAAATTTAACGCTTGAAGAATACTATCTTGGTAGTACACATCATGTGGAAGATTTTGACATTACAGTAGATCAAGACATGGTTGATTGTGCAAAGGTATATGTAGAATACATTGACAAGCGTATGCACGATCTTGATATAGCAAGACCACTTATAGAAGAAAAGGTTAGGATGCCAGAGATACATAGCGATCTATGGGGTACAGCTGATGCTATATTAATAAACAAAAACCATTTAGAAATAGTAGATTTAAAGTCTGGTAAATGGGCTGTAGAGCCTGACAATCCACAGTTACGCATCTATGCTTTAGGTGCATTATCTCGTTATGGTAACGAAGATACAGAAGTTCAAATGACCATTGTGCAGCCAAGAGGTTGGCACAAAGACGGCCATATCCGATCATACTACATATCAGCCATTAACCTGGTTGAGTGGGGCTATGAAACTTTAAAGCCAGCCGCAGAGGCGTGTTTTGAAGAAATACCCACATATAATTATAGTGAAGCTGGCTGTCGCTGGTGTAATGCTAGAAGTATATGTGATACTTATAACTCAAAAAAAAGGGAGAATGTAAATGTCTAAAAAAGATAATTCACAACAAAACGTGCCAGAAGCACCAAAAAATACCATACAGTTTGGGGATGGCCCAGAGTATGCTGTTGATGAAATGCCTAGCGAAGCAAAGGTTTTATTTGCACGTTGGCAAGAAAAAAAACAAGCATTAACTATGGTTGACAATAACAGGGATGATCTAATGATTATTCTTGCACAATATGAAGTGCGAATGAAAACTATATTAGAAGCTGACAACAAAGAGGAAACAAATGTCGTTAGCTAATATAAGAACGAAAGCACAGTTAAAACCACCTATCATTACTTTGTATGGTCCAGGCGGTATCGGTAAAACATCTTTTGGTGCATCAATGAACAAACCTATCATTGTGCAGACAGAGGATGGTATAGGTAAAATAGAATGTCCTCACTTTCCTGTAGCACAAAGCTATGAAGAATTTGAAAGCAATCTAAAATCACTTATTGAAGAGAAAAGCGAATTTAAAACTGTTGTTATTGATAGTTTAGATTGGCTTGAAACTTTACTACAAGAACACGTGTGTCAACAAAACGGATGGCCAGAGATAAGCAGTCCTGCTTATGGTAAGGGTTATGCGGTTGCGCTTGAAACATGGAAAGATTATCTTGGTCTTATTAATCAGTTGCGTAAAAAAGGCTTTACAGTTTTGCAAATCGCACATAATGAAATTAGAAGATATGAAGATCCAAGTAATGAGCCACATGATCGCCACCAAATAAAGCTACACAGAAAAGCCGCTGATCTAGTTATAGAACACAGCGATTGCGTGTTGTTTGCTAATTACAAGATAGGAACTATCCAAGTAAAAGGTAAAGGTGGCAACATGACTACTAAAATGAAACAGGGCGACAGAACAATATTTACTGAGGCTGGTCCTGGTTTCCAAGCTAAAAATAGATTTTCACTTGATCCAGAAATGCCTTTTGAATGGAAAGCAATAAGGGAGATTATGATTAAATGAAACATAGCCCTTTTTACATTAAATTGCATTACGCATTAGAGCCTAAAGATAACGGGAAATCAGATACTTACAATGAAAATGATGTAGGAGAAGATAAACAGTATGAAGATGGCTATTGTAATTATTGTGGCGCGGAAGAGGACGATTGTCCTGGATATAAATGTTGGATATAAATAAGGAGAAATAATATGGATCTAACTAATTATGATGTGAATACCGAAAGCAGATCAAGTGTTGAGCCTGGCAGACATACCTTAAATTGGGTGGGCGAAGATGAAGATTTGATTGAGGGTAAGAATAACTGGCGTGGTTGTAAAATGTATTTTGAGGTTGACGGACATGGTATGAAAATCAGCCATACATTTACAGTTGCGCATGACAATCCAGAGGTTGTTGATAGGGGTATCAAATCTTTGTTGTTATTAGCGCAAGCTATGGGATTAAAAGAGCCACCAAAAGATACATCTGTAGCCTTTATGAATAAAAGTGTTGAAGCTGAAATTATAAAAGGTAAAGACGGGTATCTTGAAATCAATGATGACTTTGGTAAGACTTGGAAAGCTGTATCTAAAACAAAAGATGATACAGACGATATACAAGTATCGCCCAGTCAAAAAGATTTAGATGCGGTTAATTCAAGCGCGTCTGATGATGACAACATTCCATTTTGATAACAGCAAAAGGCCAACGCTGTGTGCTTACTGCAAAGCACCAGCTGGCCCATTTTTACACAAGGACAATGAATATTGGCTTGGAGCGTGCAGTATGGAACATTTAAAGTTAATTGGTAAAGGTAAGAGATTGCCAAACAAAGCACAGATCAACGATTTGGGTGTTGAATATGCTATTGCACAAACAAAAGAAACTTATACAAGTTTAACAAAGAGTGAGAAACATAAGCCGTTACATGAATGGCAAAGAGAAAATAGAAAAAAAGTTTTTACATCTATTGTTAGACATTACTTAAATTGGGCTAACGAACAAGCCCAGTTAGATGACGAGAGAGCCGCAAATGGATCTAACAAAATACTACAAAGAGAAAGTAATACTAAATGATTTAGGATTTAGCAAGGGCAAAAATACAAATGATTTAGTTTCCGAAATGCAATCGCATGGGTTGTGTGTTGATTATTTAGAAATCACGGGAGAAATCGTGCGCGTGCCAGTAAAGGCAAACGGCACAAAACCAGATACAGGCGGTCAGAAGTCTGGTTATTATGTTATTAACCAATTAGGGGATCATTACTTTGCTACGTTTGGAAACTGGCGCAACGGGTTTGAGGGTAAATGGAGTTCTATAGATACTAATACTTTGCCCGCAGTAGATCGCCAGGCATTACGCGAGCAAATGCAGGAAACTACGCGTAAAGCTAACGAGCAGAGGAAACTGCGACAAAATGAAGTTGCAGTTGAGGTAAAGCAAAGATTTGAAATATGTAAAAGCGTCAGCGAACATGATTATCTCACGAATAAAAAGGTTAAAAACTATGGGTTGAAACAATTAAACGGCAATCTTATTGTTCCCGTCTATTCTACATTAGGCGAACTACGATCTCTACAATATATTGATAAAAAGGGCAGAAAAAAGTTTGTTACCGCCTCAGAAATCAAAGGTAATGTATTTTTAATTGGTACAACATTTAAAGATCTACCAAAATGTGAAAAGTTAGTTTTAGCAGAGGGCTATTCAACATCTGCAACGATCCATGAAGCTACTAATTTGCCTGTAGCTTGCGTATTTAGTGCAAACTTCTTGTTTGATGCGGCCACTAAATTGAGAAGTATAGCTACAGGCACTCGTTTTATTCTAGCATTAGACCATGATGAAAGCGGAGTTGGTAATAAAAAAGCCCAAGAATGTGCTACTGCCATAAGTAATTGTGCCGTGCGTTTGCCTAGTGAGGTTGGCGACTACAATGATTTATATTTAAAACATGGTCTGGAGCGCGTAAGTAATGAGATCATAGATCATAAACTTGGTATTAAGAGATATGCCATAAGAAACTTAGTTGATAAGCCAGAGCCAGTAGAATGGCTTGTAGATGCTTTTATCCCGCTTGGTAAGCCTGGAATTTTAGCCGCCGTAGGTGGAGTTGGTAAGTCATTAAGTGTCATACAGTTAGCATTGACAATTTGCAACGGCGGGCGTTGGTGGGGTAAAGATATAAAACAAAGGGGTAATACAGTTATTTTTTGTGCGGAAGATGATATGTCAGAGATCCATAGAAGAATAGATATGTTAGATCCAAATGGTAAACGCTTTAAATCAGAGTATGAGGTTTATGTGTTTCCTGTACCAGAACAAAAAGAGCCAATGATCTTACTCCGTGAGGAGGGCGTTACACCCATAGCACAAGAACTCGTTGATGAACTGCAAGCCATACCAAATTTAAAGCTAGTGTGCTTTGATCCGCTCCAGGCATTTACCACGGGTAATGTATCTAGTTCTAACGAGGTTGGTCAATTATGGGGTAGTTATTGCGCAAATATAAGCGCTAGGTTGGGTTGTAGTACGCTTACAGTACATCATTTAAACAAACAGGCGTTATCTAATGATAGTGATGACACCATGAGCCACAGACAAAGTATAAGAGGCGCAAGCAGTATTACAGACAGCGTTAGGTGGGTTATCGCTATGTGGTTGGCGGATAATGAAACGTGCGAGCGCATTTGTGAGGAACAAGGTATTGAATTTGACAGAATGGCGGTTGTGAAAGCCAGTCTAGTTAAATCTAATACAGGTAATGTAGATTATAAGATTAAGACTTTGTTTAGAAAAAACGCGGTGTTAGAACT